AACTATGGGGAAAAGAATCTGCTTGGAACCCTAAAGCATACAATAAGAACAAGGTAATGGGCAAGAATGCTGGCGGTATTCCACAATTACTGGGACTATCACCTAAGACACCTGCGCCTATTCAGATTGATAGAGGACTAGCCTATATCAAGTATCGTTACACGACACCATGCAGAGCATGGAGCCATCATAAGCAGAAAGGTTGGTACTAATGCCTACATATGATTATGAGTGTCCAGGAGAAGGTGAGAAGATTGAGTTTAACTTACCATTTAATCATGAGCCACCAATATGTGAAACCTGTGGCGCAACTATGAAGCGTGTCTTTACGGCAGCGCCAGTACATTTCAAAGCAGATGGCTTCTATTCAACAGGAGGATAATGGACGAAGATATTCAAAGACTTGCACAAGAAGCAAACGATGCTGTAGAAAATTGGTTTGCTAATTACGATTGGGATGAAGCGTTCGAGGCCATGCTTAGGAAGTACGAATGAAGAATTCTGATTGGGATTTAGACTTCCGTCATGGTGTAGATGGAGAGAATATGGTAGCCAACCTACTCTCTATCGAAACCGTGGAAGTGAAGAACGATAGACGCTGGTCTGAAACAGGCAATGTATATATCGAAACTGATTGCTACTATGTAAATAGCCAAGCATGGGAGCCCTCTGGCATCAATGTCAGTAAGGCTACCCATTGGGCTTTTGTACTAGATGAAGTTGTAGTTATCTTACCATTGGAAAGGTTGAAGAAAATAGTAGAAAGATTTGGTAGACCTATCACCTGCAATATTCCACCTAACTATTCAAGAGGTTTCTTGATTAGTGTAGTTGAGTTAATGGCGGTGATTGATACTGGACAATGAAACTAAACTAATATTCCAGGGATTCGCTTTCATCATCTCTGATATATTCATCTTGGTCACTCTCTTGCCCTATATCGCTAGAACTTTCTTCGTCTAGGAATGGTCTGAATCCACCAAGCTTATTAACCAATCTCTTAAGCGCTCTATTGCCACGCATGCGAGCAGCATCATCACTTGGGAGATTTAATGTGGCAGCAATGCCAGCATCAGGTAATTGATTTGCATACTTTAAGTAGAGGATATGCTTGTCCTCTTCGCTCAACTTAGCGTAAGCAGATTTAATTTCAGCCATCATCACCATGCCGTTACCACCTTCGGCTGGTGCTGGTGGCTTTCCTGGCATTCCAAGATTTAATACTGGCGCTTTATCAGTTGCGCCTAGTAAGATTGTAGGTAAGAAAGATTTAACTACATCAATATCATAAAAGAATAAGTCAGATACTTCGTATCCTAATGACTTTGCTTTCCAAGTTTGGCAGTAATCAATTGCTTGATTGCGCAGCGAACGATACAATAAATTCTGCGCAGACTTTTTGCCCAACGCTTCCCACTCAGTAAGTTTACGAGGATGGGATACGAACCATTCATAAAGATTCTGCTTGATATCATCACGCTCTACCATTGAGAACTTCTTATGATACTCATCTGCTACATGGCAGACAATATAATCCCAAGGTTGGATGCGTTCCCACTTCATCGTCCCCACACCTTACCCTCTACAATAAATGAACCGTCTCTTTGAATTGGAATAACACTTGGTACAACTGTTTTGCCATCTACATAGAGCATACCAAAGCCTTGCTGCCATGTGAATAAGCCACCTTTAATATACTTTGCATCTCGATAGCGCATTAGATTACCAACTTCCATGCCCCAGACAGTTCTAGGAGAAGCAGAACCATATGCTTGCGTATTATGAGCAAGACCCATGCGGTGAGTGTGTCCGCAAACTACAGACTTACCTGTACGCATCGCTAAACCTAGCGCAGTAAGACCGCCAGTTGATTTCATTGAGCCTTCATCGCCATGCATCAGCAACCAATTAGGTGCTAACTCGTATGGCTTCTCATGATATGTAGCGCCGATTTCATCAAGGCGCAAGAACTCTGTAAGTTCCAACTCAGGTAGCCCGAGAAGTCCAGGAGAACGCATCATTACTGTATTATACAAGCGGTCGGTGTGGTTCGACCTGATGATGTGCTTTACTTTTAACTTCTCGAGTACCCGAGTTGTTTCGTCTCTATCCCGTCCGATAGAACGCTCGTATTCTAAAGGAGTACCCTTACTCCATTTAGAGATTGTCTGCATATCCATTTCGTCGCCTACAGATACTACTTCTGTTGGCTTGTATGCCTTAATAAATTTTGCTAGGTTATCTACTGCTCGTCTATCATGGTACGGTATCTGTAAATCAGATACGCAGACTATTGTTTTCATGGCTTCTTCTTGGCTACTTTCTTTTTAGCGCGGCGCTTATTCTCTTTGCCCACGTTCTTTGAGTGCGACATCGGTTGGAGATTTTTAATTCCATCTTTTCCTTTTCGTCCACCATTATCTTTATGGTCAACGTCTGTAGACTTGGGTAATATTTTGCCAGTTGCTTTTTCATAATCAACGCGGGCTTTATTACTTGATGTAGTAACTGTCGTTCCGTCTTTTTTCTTGCGCTTGAATACGTATATAGGGCGACCGCCATTTTGTTTACTTCCTTTGTATGGTCCGAATATTTTCATTCTTTCTCCTTGAGTTTAAAGTGTATATTTTGAACACGGTAATCCCCACTTACTTTAGGAATTGCCTCTATCAGCCCAGCATCCACTAGTATCTTATAAAGCGTATTGATTTCATCTTGCATTCTATTGATTGTATATGTAGCAGGTGTAGTCGTACGCCATATAGAAAAATCTCTGACCTTAACTTCTAAATCAGAAATACGCTCTTGAATTTCTGAACGCTTCATATCTGTTTATTCCAAATCTTTCTGGCTTCGTTAAGAAGCACATCTCCATCTTCTTTATCCCATTGTCCTCGCTGCACTAGCAATCCAATGACTGCATAGTTAGCCAAGTCTTTTAATGTATCTTCAATTGATTCATAGTTAGGTTCAGCGCCATGCTTAGTGTAGGTTAGATTCTTTAGTCTAGCCATCTTGTCATGCATACGAACTAATAATCCATTCATCGCGCCACCTGGCGCTTCTGAGATATTAGTCGGACCATAGTCGTGATGCTTCCTAAGAAGCAACTCTTCTAGTTCAATGAAGGTATCTTTGACATTCATTTCAAACATCTTCGTCTTTCTCCTGTTCCAGTAACTTTTTATATTCATAATCCACACCACGCATTACTGCGGAGATGAATGCTTCTCTAGCATACTTAGTAAACTTCTTAGGGTCTATCGTTGCCATGTAGAGAATCTCAAATGTTTCTTCTGCTAATCGTCTTGTTTCAATTGGATTATTAGCATTATTGTATAGGTTGCGGAGTAGTGAACCTAACTTTAAACTATATCCTTCTTGAATCTCATATACTGGGTCGAAGATATCTTCTTCGTTCTCGACCAGATGGTCAGCTTCTTCAAAGATATTAGCAAATACTTCACCGCAATCTCTGCATCGTCTAATCTTCCTCAAGTGTTAGCCCCATCTTTTCCTTGATGTAATCTGCTCCGTATTTGACATAAGTTGAGTTAACGTCTTCTCCGTCGTCCATCGAAATAATTGTGACCGGGAGTTCCCTCGATAGACTGGTTGCAAATTCTTTTCCTGGTTGGTCACCGTCTGCAAAAACGAAGACTCTTTCGAAATCGGCAAGCATTCTCGTATAGTGCTTCTTCCAAGAGTTCGCTCCAGGAACGCCAACGCAGGGAATTCCCACCATAGATGACATAGTAAGCGTGTCCAACTCTCCCTCACAGATTCCAATCCAATCGCCAGCACGTTCAATGTCCAAAACATTATAGAGGTGAGTAGTAGCGCCAACCATGCCCATATACTTCGGTTCAACAGCAGGGTTAAGTGCGCGAAAACGCAAGTCAACCACGCCAGTCTTAGTGATATACGGAATCGCCAATCTTCCAACAAATTGTTCATGTCCAGGCTCAGGCGCTTCTACTACGCCGAATCGCGCCAGCCGTGCCGCTGAGTGGCTTATGCCCCTGCTTGCCAGGTAGTTTTCTGCCAGATGAATACTTGCTGTGTACTTGTGAACCGCTTGTGCCAACGATTCCTTCTGCGATTGATTTTGCTTCACGAATATCGCACCCTTCTTTCCTTGCAATTATTTGAATGCTATTGCCTTGCATACCACACGCGAAGCAATTAAAAATATTATTTCTTGTATTAAAACTTGCACTTGCATGCGAATCATTATGGAACGGACATTTAATATTGACTTGTCCGCTATCGCGTGTAATGTGTGCGCCATAGTGGCGCAGCACATCTACAATATCTGGCAAATCATTTTCCAAAGAGGTCTCCTAGTCTGAATACCAAATACGAATCTGCCAAGGCTTTTCCTCTTGCTTTGATGACGACGGCGGATAATATGTTTTCTTCAGCGATTCCTCTGGCTTCGGCGTAATTTTTGGCTTCAACTTGGGACTCTTTAATCCACCCTGATAGGTCAATCCTGTTACTGGCTCCTGGAGCTTTCGCCTCGATGATTCCAATACTTCCAAGGAAGTCTTTACGTACAACAATGTCTCCTTCATCAAGTTTGCCTGCTCTTGCAAGCCTTTCAGCGTCGTAGCCATTTCCTCTAAAATAGTCTCGTAATTGTGTTTCAAAATTAGTACCTCTCGCTTTATGTGATTTTCTAGTTGTCATGAGTTCTCTGGAATATCCTCGACGTACATGTATTCAGGGTTGAAAGCAAGCCACGTAGTAAGGGTTCCGTTGGCATCCGCTCTTCCGTAGCGATTTTTGACTGGTGCCACGCCCAGCGATGTGCCAACCGTGCCGAGCGTACATATGAGTGCAGGAAGTTGCGAGACTTTGCCTTGGATTGCGCTGCGTGGTTGGCAAGGACTGCCAAGAACTGCTTCCGAAGTATGATGTAATACCACAATTGCCGCGTTCGTGTCCCTAGCAAGATACTTTAACTCCTTCATAATCGCTCGCATTGATGCGAATTCTTCGCCACCATCTGTGGCTACGTCCATTAGGTTGTCGAGAACGATGAGGGCTGGGGGCATACCCCACAGTTCCTCAAACGCCTCAACTTCTTCTGCTATATCCTCCAATGAAGGAGATGATTCAAACGACCAGACTATATGACTTCCTCTTTGGAGGACTGCTTTAGTCCAACCAACATCAGTATTAAGTTTCATTTCCACATCAGTTTGATTTTTCCCCGAAATCATTGATGCTAATCTCATCGCCATTGTGTGCGCGTTAGTATCCGCAGATATGTATAGTGTTGGCACATTGGTCTTGAGAGCGAGTGCAAGTGCTAGCGTGGACTTCCCCGTTCCAGGCGCACCTGCAAACATTGAAACTTCTGAACGACGTATGATAATCTTGTTCTGTTCAAATGCTTTAAAACAACTAGGTAAAGGTTCACCGCCGATAGACTTACGACCAACTGAACGGACGAGTGTTCTCATTGATGAACCTTTCTAGTTAAAATGGAAATTCTTGTGTTTCTAGTTTACTGGCTTGCATTGGTCGGCTCCCTGTGGCATCGGGCAGACCCACATTGCGTAAGGCTTGCCTGTCTTGCTCGAGATTCCCGACTTGTACTTGCGTGGTCCGTGAGTACACATCGGCGCTCCCTGGGTTGGTGCCGTAGCGGTAGGAGTTTGCGCCTGGGGCGGAGTTGAGTACGGCGCTGGCTCTGTGCTTGCGGTGGTACTCGATGTCGATAAAGGGGCTATCGTGTTCGCCTGCGCTATCTGACGTTGAGTTGCAGCGATTTGAGTTGCATAATCACCGATGTTTTCTAGCAAAACTGATAGTTCATCTGCGGTATGAGCGCGAATGTTAATCATGTCGCCAGTTGAGGTCTTGTAAGATACCTGTAATTTCCAGTCTTCTGACATTTATTTTTCCTTCTTAGTTGAGAATTGGCAATACTCGGTGAGGCCACACATGTACTGACAATTGTTTGTGTTGGGCAAGAATATCTGATGCTTTCTTGCCTTGTCAAATTGTCCAACCAGATACTCCATGCGTTCATGAGTGTATTCTGATAGGTCTACTGCAGGTGCTACGTTACTTGAACGAGCCATGTAGTACGTTCCCCACTTGACAGGTATGCCAAAGGTTAACTCTAGTCCCAACTTATAAAACCCAAGTTGGAGGGTGCTAGTTGGTGTGGATTGGCTTGTCTTTAAGTCGACAATTACCAACTCGCCATTTACTTCAAAAACACGGTCGATAACCATTTTGACAGGTACTCCTGCCACTTCTGGGATAAGTCCAAGTTCAATTGCTCGGTTCCCGTCTGGGGCAGTCCAGATTTTCCAGTCAGGATTTTCTTTGCGCCATCGGATGTAGTTATCCACCCATACAGGTCCAGCCTGATTCCACCAGTTGGCATCCTCTTTATTTGGATTTGCTTTAGTGGCTCTTCCACCAACACGTGCAGTTGTAAGGTCGATTCCATCGGTTTCATTTGCCCACGCTTCTTGCCATAGTAGGTTACTCATTTTCTAAGTCCCACTTTTCTGTTGCTGTGTGGAAAGCTTTACCTCCAGCGCTCCATACGCTAGGCTGTTCTTCCTTGCCCAGTAGGCGACCTAAGTAGTACTGATAGCCACAAGTTAGATAGGTTGATAGTGCTGAGTAGGATATATGCTCAGGTAGTTCGTATTCTTCAAGTTGTATTGTCATATTGTAAATGGTACATTAAGGACAGTAGATTGTAAATTAGTTCAAATAATTTACATTAGAAAATTTATGAGTATAATTGAATATATTATATAGATATATTATAGGGCCTTCGGCCCTTATATATAATATATAATTAATATTATATATAATGGGAGAGTTATGTCAAATAGTTTCGCGCAACTGTGGCTAGCATCACTGGCAGGTATCGCCACTTATTACCTAATCGAGAACGTCTACTACGAAGTAGTGGCACGAATTAAGGGACGCAAGTACCAACAATTCATGGATGACCTAGAAGAAGAAACCTGGGAATATTTCGAGGATTAAAAGCAAAAAAGACCCCCTACCTAGTAGATTATACTAGATAAGGGGTCTTCTTGTCTTAAAAGGGCTTTAGAAGGCTTATTATGCCTACTTCTCAGAGCCAACTCCGAACTCAGTTTCCTGCTTGTCTAAGG